TTACTACACCTATAGCCATTTTATTCTCCTATACTGTTTGATTTCTAAATTTTACCGTAAAACTTACCTTTACAGATATTGTGCCATCATCTATCTTCTCTGGCGATTCATAACTTAATTCTGAAACTACTAAAACGCTTGCATTGCTTAATTTCTTCTGAAATACATTGATGTTTATTGATTCAAACTGATCATATATATCAGATAAAACAGCTCTTTCATTGATATCAGATGATCTATTAGCAAATGTGCGAGTTAAAACTGTGAAAAATGTCATATCTACAGTTAGAGCCTTATTAGTTCCAGCTACAGATAAGCCTGATTCAGTGCCTACACCGTATCTTTTCTCTGAGTTTCTAAATTCGTTTTGCTCTAGATCATATACATATTCTAGCTCTTTCCAGTCAGCTCCTAGAGTTGTTGATACTTGGCTTGCTAATGATGTTAAAATGCTTGATATATTACTCATTATCTTCTGCCTCGTCTTCTAAGCATACACCACCATCAGAGAATGGCTCGCACCTCTCACACACAACACCATACTTAGGGTGCGTATAAAACATCATGCCATCCAGAATTTCTCTCTTGCAATAATTACACTTTGTATGTAGCTCTATTATATTGCTCATATTCTACTTATAAACCCATAGTTAATAGCGTTTCTTTCTTGTTTATCGTATTTACCATCATCATCTTCATCAATTTTGATGTTCATTACATTTATAATCTTATCATACATGTTTCTATATATTTTAGACTTTTGCAAATACTGATCGTCTACTTGATCCGATACACTCATAAATATATAAGATAATACCAAATAAGTACTAGCTAGTTTAACTTCTGATATATCTAATAAATCAAATGAGCTGATATCTTCATATCTATCTGTGCTTGCATCTACTTTATACTTACCTTGTAAGTTAAGCGTTTGAACTATCTCATCTCTAGCAGCTAAATGGCTTAATATATGGCTTGTTTCAGTATTAGGTAGATATTTATCATATTCATATATGACTCTTTTAAGATCTTGATCATCAGAAAATACGATATTTAACCCATTAACAACCATTGCAGATGAATCAGCTGATATAGATATCTGATACCAGTATCGTTCGACTGAGTTAACATTTGTTTTAGCTTCTAGGTTAGTTGATTTATCTAAACCTCTATCCCATGTGATGAAACCAGGTCTATTAAATGCCTTAGTATCATCAAATTGACCGCTAACAGCTGTAAATGCTGATCCATTATAGTATTTAACTGATAATGTTGCTGCGTTGGTATTGGCAGCTCCAAGCTCCACATAGATATTATTAATCGGCTTATAGAAACCAATATAGATAAAATCTTCTGCTGCAATCATTGTAAATGATGCTGTATCTCTATCAAATTGTAGCAGCTCATTAGAATAGTCTGCAAATACAGAGTTATCATCGTGTAGAATTGTTAGTTTTTCATTTGTTTTAATCATCTCAATCCCTATGTAATCTTAGTTATTTTAACCTGTGAATAAACAGTACTAACTGAAAAGTTCGCACTTAATCCATAACCAAATGAGCCAGCACTTGTCTGACATCTGTGTTGAAACTCATACACTTTAGTTGATGCAACTGTTACAACTCCGGTGCATCTACTAATAGTCCCTGCGTTGGAAGCTGATCCGGAGTATTCCGATGAACCTATTATTTCTGTTACTGTATCTGTTATGTTTTCAAATCTTGTCTGGTGTCCGTTTACATTAGCCGCTGGTGCTGTTGCCTCTATATGATAAGTTCCAGCTGTTAAAGTTATCTGATTAGTAGCTATTGAAACTGATCCTGTTGCACCTGTTAAAGTATTTAGATCTCTAGTTCTCCACGCATTATTACTAAATGTACCACCAAAAGAAGCAGCAGTTTTAACATCCTTTACATAGGTTATTTCTAGAGTGCTTCCACCGCCACCGCCACCTGTGCCGTATTCAGTATCAACTCCAGCATCATTAACCGAGTGAAGTTTCTTTGTAGTTGAGTCTACATATAAAGCTGTACTACCGCTTTCGGGAGTAGCTGGTGCGGTGTCGTTTTTAATTATAATTTTGCTCATAATTACCCCTCTAATCTTCTATTAATACTAAGTCAAAACCTGCTGATACACTTGCTTGCGTCACTGCGCCTGCTGTTATCTCTGCTGTCATTTCTATATCTGTTTTTGCAGAAAACTTCTCAGGATCATCATACACATATTGCAATCCAGCTCCATCTGAGGGTATTGAGGTCTTGTTTTTTAACTGAAACACCTGCCCGAATGGTCTAGCTCTTAATCTTATGATGAAGTTTGTTACTTTCTTAGCACCAGCACTTGATGCAAAAAACGATCTTAGATAGCCTGTTGTATTATTGGGGATAGTATAGACCGCCATTAGTGTTTGGTTGTTACCGTTATCAATCACTGCTCTGATGTCTGTTGTCGTGTTAGGTCTACCATTTGTTACTGCTCCATTAACATAGCAATAAACAAAGCCAGCTATATCAACTGAGCCAACATTTTTAAGTCTAAAAACTCTTATCAGCGGAGTTGTTAAGGCTACCCTTGTTTGACCTGCTAGCGTTATTGTCTGCAAAACTAGATCATAATTAGAGTCTAATCCTTGTATTTCTATATCTTGAGTATCACCCGCATCTGTTGATGATAGAGAATCAATATCTGCTGTGGTTGAGTATGTGTATTGCATTTCTGCTATGTCTGAATCATTAGCGCCATCCCATACTGTAACTGCACCATCCCCAGTGTCAAAATCACTAGCTGATCCAAACTTATGAGTAAAGCTAGTGTTAATAACATCACCCTTAGCAATTGATAAACCATCTTCACTGTTGGCGACCCTTAAGTTTCCAGATAATGTTGAGCCTATGTTATCAAAAGTACCGGTATCACTTAGCGCAGTTAATACAGACTTCTGTAGTGTTGCATCATCTTCACCACTAATGGGATCAGTAATTCTATGAGAACTTGGCTTGGAATTAGTTTTCTTTAATATTGTGTGAAGATCGAAAACAGTTTGATCCGAACCACCATTAATGTAGTGCACCCTATAATATTTCTTACTTGGTTGGAATGAGAATGTTTTCTCTGTATTTGCTGCAATTGTAAAGGTATCAGATTCTCTCCAAACTATGCCGTCTGAGCTAACATCGACATGCAAGCCGTTTGTAGCACTTGCAACATCACTAAAGACTGATACAAATATTATTGCATATTTTAACGTGTCAATTCCTTCACCTATAAATTCAGCTCCAGCAAGTAAATTGGCACTCGAGCTATTGTCAGTGTCAACTATTCCCTCCATAACAACGTGACCTTGACCGCTTTCATCAACTCGCATCGATGTACCACTTGTCTCGTCTATAATTATTTGCTTTCTAAAGTTACTCATTGAACATCCCAATCTGTGCCGTTATATATTATTGAAAATGATTCCCTACTATATATTATCGGGTTAACCTCACCTTGAATAGTGATATTAAGAGTGTTAGTTCCGACGCTAGAGTTAACAATGGTTATCCTTGACCCAGTGATTACACTAGAAAAACTGGTCACTATAGCTGGCTCTGTCTGTTTAACCACCTCAAATAGCTCCACGTTTATTGTTTCACTAGCATCAGTTTCTATAATTCTATTAATTACTTTATCATCGAAAATGACAAGATCACCATTTATTGTAAGCTCACCATCTACGTTGATATCCTCAAATACAATCATTTGCTGATTCTCTGGTATTTCTACCTCGCTATCAGCGGCTACATTATTATATGAGAAATTCTCATCATCAATACTGACAAGATCTAGCTCACCAGTTAAAGGATTGAGCTTAAACGGCACTTTTTACCACACTTGCTAATATCTTCTTTTTATTGTCTTGGTATGTAACTGTTATAGAGCCAATATCAACAGCAGCTAGGCTATAAGTATAAACCTCTACTAAAGCTGTTGGATATGTTGCCGTTATGGTGTCGTATTCTCCAAATGGAGCAGAACCACTAGAGACTATATATAAAGGATTGTCTGCTGAATTATTAAAACAAACTTCTTGAGCTGTATCACCATCTCTACTAGGTGATTCAACAAAGCTTCTTTTTTGATTATCTTGTAGACTGCCAGATGCTCTAATCATTTTCTCATCCCATTGGCATAATACCAAGCTACTACTCTTTTACCTCTAGGGTATATATTGATTATCTTATAGGTATAGCCAGTTTTCATTTGTAATTGAACTAACTTTTTCTGTAGCTCTTTCTCATCTTTCGCTTCAATGTAACTATACGAGACATTTAACATTTAAACCTTAAAACAAAAGGGTAGCCGACCGAAATCAGCTACCCCATTAGTATTATTAACTCTTATTATGGAGTTTCTTCAATCTTAACTACTCTCTTACCAGAATCTAATACTTCAAATCCTGCAAGATAGTCTAGAGAATATCTCCAAGCTAGGTTAGCTAGGTCATAGTCTCTCTGTAGTCTAACATTTTGTTGGAAAGCATATCCCATAGAACTTGGATGCCATGCGTATGAATCAGTTCCAGTAAATACGTTAGAAACAATTACTTTTAATCCATAAATTTCACCGATCTCACCATTTAATACAGGTCTGCTTGATCCGTATTTAGAGCTGTCGATAAAGTTATCAATTAATAGCATGTTTTTCTCTTGAGCGTTACCAACACCGATGAAGCATTCATTAGGGTTGATGTTTTGAGCGATTAATAATCTTCTCATCTCAAGGATATCAGTTAACTCGATATCTTCATTTGCAGTATCGTTGTACTGAATTACATGATCTGGAGCTGCTGCTGATGCATTATCAAATTCAGCTTTAATTTTTGAATCAATATCGTAGGCTAAGTCTTTAGAAGCTTTCATAACACTATCCTGAGTAACTTGTAGCATTGATTGTTGATCTGCAATATCTTCTAAAAGAAATTGAACTACTCTGTGCTGATCAAGACTGATAGTGTCTGCTTGATAAGTAATAATTTGTGAATCGACTGAGGTATTCTCGCCTTTAGAACCAACAGTAAAACCACCAGATCTAGGTAGTTTGATTGAGCTGGTACCCTTGCTTGCAAGGTAAGAAAAGTC